GGTTATTACATCCATCGAAATGTAGCTGGAATTATTGAGGCGGATAGAGAAGTAGTGAATGCGAAGAAACAGATATTATCTGATATTCAAGTCACTGGAGATGTCACAGCTTTTGTTGGTAATGTCAATATTCCTACTGAAAAAGGTTTTTGTGGATCAATTTTGATCTTAGAATCATACCACGGCCCAGTTCTAGCAGGCATGCATTACCTTGGTAGTGTTACTCAAAGTAAGTCAGTAGCTTTCCAACTCAGCAAAGATGATATTGATCTGTATTTTACAGATAAATATATTGTTGATGTTGGAGAGCTAAATTTGACCTGCTCAACCAATAGTTTTACACTAGAAGGTTTGAGTACAAAATCCCCTATACTATATGTAGAAGAGGGTGTAGGTGAGTGTGTTGGTAGCTTAAGTGGAGGAAGATCTCATCCAAAGAGTATGGTACGCCCAACTCTCATGTCAGAATTCTGGCAGCAAACTCGTGGAATTCCCATGACTCATACAAAACCGATGCTAAAAGGTTATAAACCTTGGAGACATGCAATCCTTGATATGTCACAACAAGGATTTCCATTATCCTGGGAAAAGCTGGATATGGTATCAGATGCCTATGTAAACGATATTTATTTAAAGCTTCCTGTAGAAGAAGGGAAATTACTTCAAGTCTATGATTTAGATACAGCTGTTAATGGTTGTGATGGTATTCAATATGTTGATAAAATCAACTTCGATACGAGTGCTGGATTTCCATTTAACAAGTCAAAGAAAACAGTTGTTGATCCCCAGTTGGATGACAATGGTCTGAACACAGGCAAAGTCAATATCAATGAGGAAATATTGCAGCAAGTACGCACTATCTTAGAATGTTATGATAGGGGTGTACGCTACAATCCAATTTTCTCAGATAGTTTAAAAGATGAAGCTAGACAAGTTGCGAAAGTATTAAGTGGAAAAACAAGAGTTTTCTCAGGTTGCCCATTTGCCTTTACAATCGTGACTCGGAAATATTGCTTGTCATTCATCCGCGTTGTTCAACGAAATCGTTTGACCTTTGAATGTGCTGTAGGCACAAATACTCATTCAACAGATTGGCAAAAGATCGTGGATTATTTGCAATGGTTTGGAGATCAGGTATTTGATGGAGATTATAGAAGTTATGATAAATCCATGATGGCTATGTTAATCTATGCTGCTGCACTTGTTCCTCTGAAGCTCATGATGAGATATGGAACTGTGTCAATACGTAGACAGAGACATTATCATTGTTTGGCAGCAGATCTTGCCTAT